TCACCAGCCTCGAATCGGACCGATCCAAGCTGGTATGGACTCTGATCTCGGCCATCATGGCTCTCGTTGTCACGGTCACGGCTGGCGTGACCATCACGCTCTACAACAGATAAGAAAAAGGAGAACAGATGAGTTGGTTCGTTGACACGGCAGAACGCGCTGTGGCGACCTATGTGGAGGCGTTCCTCGGCCTCCTGTTGGTGAACTGGAACACGGACGCGGTTGACCTGTCCACGTTCCAGACCGCCGCTATTGCGGCCGTCCCGGCCGGTCTCGCCGTCCTGAAGGCTGCTCTCGCCAGTTTCGTCGGCAAGCAGGGCACCGCGTCCCTCGCTGATGGCGGGCTGTGAGCAATTGTCGTAGCGGTTGCCCCACTCAGGACCATGCCTCTTACGGGGACTGCCTGCGTGGGGCGGCCATCAGAATCGCATACACCAACTCGGTGAACGGATGGGATGCGACTCGGGAAAAGCGGTGGCAACGCGAGAACGACCTGTACGCCGATGCCGTCAAGCAGGGCATCGAGCCGTCGTCCACCAAGACCCCGGCCATCCGCGCTGCGCTCGATTGGTCTGACCAGCACGGGCGAGCATACGATGACCACCTCCCGTCTCATCGAGCTTCACTGAAGGCTGGTAGCTGATGCCGTTCCCCTCAACCGACACGTTCGGGACCCTCATAGACGAGACTCTCGTGTATCTTGAGGGGTTCGGCTCCACCAATGACCAGGTCGTCGAGTTGATGACCACCATTGACACTGACGACACGTCCTTCACGGTGGACCTGGCGAATGAGGTATCAAGAGGGCTCATCGAGATCGACGGCGAGCTGATGTGGGTTCACACCGTCTCCGGTACCACCGTGAACGTCCCCCTGTGGGGACGTGGATACAAGGGGACTACGGCCGCAGCGCACTCCTCCGGCGCTGCGGTTCACATCGCGCCCACCTGGCCTCGTTCGGTTGTGCACCGGGAGGTCAACAACACGGTCGTCTCCCTGTTCCCTTCCCTGTTCGCGGTGGCGAAGATCGACCTCGTCAACACTGCCCCGACGTACCAGTTCGAGTTGGACGCCGCCACCGAATGGGTGTTGGATGTGGAGTGGAAGTTCGTCGGGGACGGCGTGTGGTACAAGATGGCTGGCTGGGACGTCGTGTCCAAGGCGAACACTACGGACTTCCCTTCGGGGAAGTACCTGATGATCAATGAGCCGGTCCCGGCCGGGGCCCTGCTGACGGTGACCACGGCGAAGGTGCCGACGAAGTTCACGGCAGAGGGCGACGCCTTCACCGCCTGCGGACTCCCGGCCACCACGAAGGATGTTGTCGTGTTGGGGACTGCCGCGAGGCTGATGCCGTCTCTGGACCTTGGCCGGTCCCAGGTGCAAACGGTGTCCGCTGATGCTTTGGATCAGCCGCGCCCGCTCGGGGCTGCGGTGCAGATTTCGCGTGAGGTTCGGCGCGAGTTCGAGCGCAGGCGCGAAGAGGAACGTCAGGCATTGCGAGTGAAGTATCCGATTCGTGCGAGGCGGAGCAGGTAATGGCGCAGAGGTTCTTCAGTTCGGTCGCGATCGAGACCACTCTCTCGTCCAACATCACCAACAGCGCGACCTCCGCAACGGTCGGATCAGTGACGGGCTGGCCTTCATCGACCCCATACACGATCGTGCTCGATCCGGGCCTGGCCGCTGAAGAGGTCGCCGAGGTCACCGGCGTTGCCGGTACTGTGCTGACGATCACTCGCGGCGTGGACGGCTCCACCGGAAAGTCCCACAATGCTGGCGCGATCGTAAGGCACATGGCTACTGCGAGAGACTTGCAGGAACCGAATGACCACATCCAGGACAACGCCGACGTTCATGGCCTCACCGGAGGCGCGGTTGTGGTTGGCACAACCCAGACTCAGGTGCTGAACGCCAAGACGTTCCAGCCCGCTTCTGCCGCAGCCACGCCGATCATAGTGAAGGGCGCAGCGTCACAGACCGGCGACCTACTGAAGGTTCAGGATTCTGCCGCGACTGATCTTGCCCGATTCGACTCGGCCGGTTCGCTTAGGACCACGGTCGGCATCTTCCCGTCGCAGGCAACCGTACAACCCGCGTCCGCATCCCTGGTACCTCTGGTGGCGCGTGGTGCCGCTTCCCAGACCGCAGACCTGTTCCAGGCGCAGAACTCTGCGCTCACTGTTCTGGCGAAGATCGACGCATCCGGTAACCTGACCGCCGTAGCCGGGACGTTCTCCGGTATCGTCACTGCCACGACCGGCCCGGCCACATTCAACACTGGCGCGGCCGGGAACAAGGGACTGATAGCCAAGGGCGCTGCCTCACAGACGGCCAACATCTTCGAGGTCCAATCGAGTGCTGCGGCCGTACTGGCCGCATTCAACTCTGCGGGCAGGCTGTCCACGCCCGGCGTGGATGGTTCATCCACTTCGACCTTCACGGCCGGAGCGGCCGGTACCGTACCGCTCATCGCCAAGGGAGCCGCGTCTCAGACTGCGGCTCTGCTCGAAGTGCAGAACTCGGCTTCAACCGTGTTGGCATCGTTCAACTCGGCCGGTCGAGTCGTGACCCCTGGTGTTGACGGGTCGAGCACGTCTACGTTCACTGCGGGTACGTCCGGTACGGTTCCCCTGATCGCGAAGGGTGCGGCATCCCAGACGGCCGACCTGTTCAGCGCGCGTGACTCGGCGTCCGCTGTGGTAGCTAAGGTCACCTCTGACGGCAGCGCGCAGTTCACCGGCTCCATGGCCCCGACTCAGGCGTCGTCCGAGACCAACCAGACGACCACCTCCACCTCCTTCCAGGCCGGTGCGACGCTGTGCGACCTCACGTTCGTCGCCCCGCCATCGGGGAAGGTGTACGTGACCGTATCCGGGGAGATCGAGAACTCCGTGGCGGCCACGTTGACGTCCCTGGCCGTCGAGGTGTACCTCGGGACGTCCTCGGCCGGGACCCTGTTCAAGGCCGCCGACGACGCCGACGCGCTCCGGACTCAGGGCACCGACAACGTGAAGGCATCCCGCCGGACCCTGGTCACCGGCCTCACCGCCGGTTCCACGTATTACGCGCAGACGCGGCTGCGGTCCAGCAACAGCGGCGACACCGCCAGCGCGTTCTCCCGGTACCTGATCGTGGAGCCGACCTTCGCATGACCACCTCTCCGGATATCACGCATCAGATACCGTTCGACCTTCCGGCCGCGAAGGTCGCGGTCAATTTCCAGTCGTCCGGTATCCGATACGACGTGTCCATCGGTGGGGTTCCGTTCCTGTTGGCACCGAACGACGAGAACCCGTACACGCGGACCACGGTGGAGTACCGGAAGCAGCAGTTCGACAATTCCACGGAACCGGGCGAGCAGTCTCTGTCGCAATGGTGGACCCGCAGTCAGGATTCCTGGCATCGCGGTGGCGGGATCATCTTCTACGAGCCGGGCTCTGATGAACTGACAAGGAACCGCTTCTCTACGTCGTTCAACATCGACCCGTGGACTCGTGGGCGAGTCTCCCTGGTGAAGTCGGTAGCCATACCGACGAACCTTACCGTGTCGTCATCTCAGGCCGCATCCGTGTGCGGCGCTGTGGTGGGTGGAGTGAACTTCATCTATGCCCTGGTGAATGGCGCGCTGAAGAAATACGACGGCACGACCCTGACGGACTTCACGGGCGAGTCTGGTGCGGTTACCGGTCCCATCGTGGCTGGTAACAAGATCGTAGTCGGCACATCGACCGGAACTCAGACCGGGGACCTCTCTGGCACCGCCGTGTCGAACGCACACACGAACGCTACCGCTACGGTGACACCGTACTTCGTGAAGAACAGGCTGATCCTGGCGACCGGAACCAAACTGTACGAGACCACCATCGCAGGCCAGGACTTGACTACGTTGACTGCTTTGATCACACATCCGGCTTCGGACTGGATTTGGTCGAGTGTGGCAGAGGCACCCGCTGCTATCCTGGCGTCCGGTTACAGCAACGGCGTGTCCAGCATCTACAAGTTCACGCTGAAGGACACCGGCACGTTCGGCTCCAACCCGACGTTGAACAATGGTGTTGTGGTTGCGTCGTTCCCGCCCGGCGAAGAGGTTCACTCGATCTACGTGTACCTTGGCACGTACGTGGCAATCGGAACCAGCAAGGGCGTTCGGATCGGCATCGTTGACGCCAACGGCGACATCACCTACGGTCCGATCATCGTCCCAACCACGAATCCGGTCAGGGCGTTCAACGCTCGGGACAGGTTCGTGTATGCCGGTATCACGAACGGCATGCCTGACGGCAACTCCGGTATCGCCAGGATCGACCTGTCCGAGCAGATAGGTGACGGCACGCTCCGCTTCGCTTGGGCGTATGACGTGTCCTGCGCCGTAACCGGTCAGGTCACTTCCGTGGCGTTCCTCGGCACGTCGGATCGGGTTGCTTTCGGCGTGAACGACCGTGGTGTTTTCTTGCAGTCAGCCACAGCATACGTGGCGTCCGGTTACCTGAACACTGGACGGATTCGTTTCGCCACCACCGAACCGAAAGTGTTCTCCCTGGCGAAGGTACGCTCCTCGATCACCTCTACCGCCACGATCTCTTTGGGTACGGTCTCGGAATCCGGCGTCCTGACCAGCCTGTTGAACATGACGGCAGGGTTCGATGACAACGAGGACATCAGTCTCGGGACGATCTCGGAGACGACACTCCCGTTTACTGAGCTAAGACTCACACTTAACGCTTCCGGAGACACGCTGGTCACTCCGGTCCTTGAGGCCCTTCAGGTGAAGGGCCTGCCACAGCCGTCCATCCAGCGCCGGATCGAGTT